TCTAAAAATAAATTATCTTTATATGTTGATTTTATTAAACAACTTCTATCATCATTTAATAATTTATATAACCAGTGTTCTGCATCAGATGGGTTATAATCTAAAAAAAATGTTTTTGATGTTCTTAATGATAATTGTTGAAACTCTTCAAAAGATAATTCGTTTGCTTCATTACAATAACATATATCTCTTTTTCTACCTCTTACTTTTTTACTATCATCAATTGAAAAGAAATCTATTGTAGATCCATTGTTGAATTTGTAGATATGTTCTGTTTTATTATGATTTTTTATATCATATAATCCATATAAATCCATTAATTCCATAAAATCTCTTAATACTGTACCTCTTAATGACGGAAATGATTTTCTTACTATTGATATTCTTATTTTTGGTGTGCTTATACATACTATTAATAATAATTGTATGATTGAGAATGTTTTTGAACTTCTTGAACCACCTTGATTTAAGATAAATCTACATCCTTCATTATATTTATCCATATTTCTTGAAAGAACATTAGTGTGTTTCATTATTATTTCCATCTGGTCCTATTAATTTTATTATTTGAACGTTTGTATTTAAGTTTCCATCTATATTAATTGAATCAGTATATCCTCTTTTCTTTCCTTTATATCTCATAAAAAACAATATAGATTGTGTATCACCATCTTTTATCTTTTTGAATAATTGGTTCTCTACAAAATCAGTTAAGATTTCATTTATATCATCTACTGCTGCTTTAAATTCTGGATCATTGTTATAATAATTATAGAATGTAGTTCTATCTAAACCAACTTCTTTACAAGCAGGTGTCACTAATCCTAATGATCTTTCTAATGCTTTAAGAAGTAGTTCTTTATTTTTCTTTGGGTTATTTTTTAATGCCATATTTTTTATTATTTTATTTCAGGAATACATATTTTTAATAATCTAATTATAGGTTTATTATTCATATTTCCTACTGATGTGTTATATTGTTGTAAGAATTTATCTTTTTGATTTCTATTATATAAATATTTTAAACATCTAATAACTTTTTCTTTTATTAATGGATTTAATATTTTTATTGCTCTTGTTTGCGCAAATTGATAAGGTTCACACGGTTTCATTAAAACACCAAATGTAGAAAAACAATAATCATAATCTTCATTTGTTTTATGTTTCTGACCTTTATTATTTCTACAATAAGTCATTATCTTTATATCTTGTAATTCTTCTTCTTTATCTCTCCAATCATCTCTATCAGGATTTCTTTTATAGATTGTAAATGAAGTTTTAAGATTATGGTTAGTATAAGGTGTTTCTATAATAACTGAATATATAATTTCAAATCTATAAAATCTTGTATAGTTCCAATAATAATTTGCTGGTTGTATAAACGCAATATAGTCTCCTAAATCACAGCTTTTATTATAGAATTCTTTTATTAATTTACCACTACCACCTCCAAATGGAGGATTACCAATAAATAATCTACCTTTCTTATATTCTAAATCTAATTTAGTAAAATCTTGTTGTTCTATATATTCGCTTTGTGGATATAAATCATATGCTTTACAATTTGGTATTTGTAAACTAAACATTCCACATCCAGCAGATGGTTCTATGATTTCAGTTATATTTTCTTTTCCTATTATTTCATATGTTTTTTCTATACACCACCTTGCTACTGTTGGTGGTGTATAGTATTTATCATAAGCTATTTTTGCCATATTGTAGTATTATTTTTTTTATATCTTCCATAAATGCTGATTTAATTGATATGTCATTTAAGTTTCTAATTGCTTTTTTAACTTCATCGTCTTCAAATTCAATCATAACTTCATTAAAAAATAATATATTTTGTTTTATATAATCATCTACATTTACAATTTCTGGATTAAAATTACTACCTTCTATATTTGCTGTGAATTTATCTTCCATTTCATTATCACCAAATATTCCTAATATATCCCATTCTTCAAATCCTGAATCTAATAAAGTTTCTTTTTCAAATTCTTTTAATATATTCCAATCCCAATCACCAAATGATTTATTATCTTTTAGAATAAATTCTTTCTTTTTATCTTCTGTTAAATCCTTAAACTCAATTATAGATACTTCTTCTAATCCTGCTTCTTTACAAGCCTTTAATCTCATATTTCCACCTAATACAATCATATTTTCATCAACTACAATTGGTCTTATATCTAACATTTCAGGAAATTCTTTAATAGATTTTAATAGTTTTTTATATTTATCATCCTTAATAACTCTTGGGTTAGTAGGATTTGGTTTTATTTCACTAAGTTTTACTTTTTTAATCATAATTTTATATAATTTTTTGGATCTTTACCTAATCCTAATAGTTTTTCTCTATATTTTTGAACTGATTGTCCGCATCCATTACAACTTTTATTAGGATAAGATGCGTCTTTATCTATATATTTTTTATATAAGTTATAGATACTATCGCAATCACTATCATAAGCGATTGCTAATCGAGCAATTCTAATTACTTCATTACAATCTGTTATTTGTTCTTGTGTTGGTTCTAATTTTTTAGAACCTAATTCTTTTTTCATAAGGTGTTATTAATTTATCATACCAAGTTGTTAAGAAATAATATAAACAACTTAAATATAGGTTATGTGTCATATATAATGATAACCAAAATATACAACAAGGTTGGCAACTTAAAAAGTTAATTAATACTAATATACTTTTTAAAGTTTTATTTTTTATACTATCAATTATTGAATCGATTGTTAATTGTATTGGTTCAAATCTTGTTATTACATAACTTAATAGGAACATTTTAATAAACATTATTATCATATATATATTTTTTTAATTTTTTATTGTATCTTTGATAAAGTTTTTAACTTTTAAGATTCTTAAACGAACATTTTGGTATTTTATTCCATAATATTCAGATATTTCTTTATAACTCATTCCCTCAAAATACATTTTAATAAATAATTCCCTATTAATAATATCTGCTTTATCTAATATCTGCTTTATCTTATTCAAATTTTCATCATCTTTTGTTTCCTCATTATCATTATTATTATCAAAATAAAGTGTCTTAAAATCACTTACATTTCTTCCTAATTTGATAAAATCACTATTATAAAATCCATTATTAATATATTCTTTGTAAAAATAACTTTTATTTGATTTATATTGATTTCTCATTATTTGAATAAAATATTTATCTAAATTACCATTTATATATAAATCATTTAACCTTTCTAATTCTTCATTAGTTATCTGTATCAAACAATGTTGAAATAAATCATCCCTATAATGTATTTCTTTACAAATACTATTTAACCATCCTTTAATATATTGACTATTATTTATATATAATAAGATTTTATTCATTACAAACTATTTATTTTTCTATCATACGCTAACCAATCAACCTCTAATTCAGCTGCTAACATCATTTCAATAGCAGTTGCTATCGTATGTTGTTTTCTATATGGAGCTTCAGTAGAAAACCCTGGCTCGCTATCTTCTTCTACAAAACCTTGTTCTCTTTTTGCTTCATAATATAAATCATAAGCAGTTATTTCATTTTCTGTTATACCTTTGAATTGGGTTAAATATAATTCTATTAATTCGTGGATTGCCACCAAAAAATTATATCTATCATCACCCATTTCACTAACTGATATATACCAACTACCATCAGGTTGTTCTTGATAATCTCCGCAAGTGCTATAACGTTGAGTTATATGCGGTATTGTTTTAATTTTAATTTCCATTTTCATTTTCTAATTTTTGTAATAATTCTCTTGTATATTCTTCACCTTTGATAGAATATAAATTTTTAATTATACCTTCAATTCTATCCAATATATATTGGATTTCTTCTACACTAACTGATTGTGGTGTTCTTTTCTTTAAGATCCATTCAATTTTTCTTGGTTGTATTTCATCTACCCATACAAACAATTCTTTTAATAAAACTTCTGCGTCTTTCATATTTATTTTTTATTTTTTCTTATTTTTTTAACTTCGTTTTGACTATCAACTATTTCTATAACACTCTTTAAGTTCTTTAAGGATTCATATAATTCATTCTTTTCTAATATATTAGTCAAATTATCTAATATAATATACAAATACTTTATACAAGCATTAAATAATACTTTATCAGTAGCATATAAACAATTTATATAACTAAAATAATCTATTGATAAAGATTCTATTGAATTATCATCTAAAAAATTAATTGATACACATTTTCTATATACTCTAATACATTCCCTTATATAACTAAACGCCGTTAAATGCGTTGAATTATCCTTCTCAATAAATGTAGGAACTCTTGACATTACTACTGTTAATTCTTTACGGATTTGGTTTTCATCTATCATATATAATCTTCCCCATTTTTTATTATTAAAAGCATACGATCAATGTTAAACTGAATACGCATACGACACCACTCAAGCATCTCTTTATCATCTTTATAATCAATCATAAGTTTTAATATATCGTTTATATCATTCTTTAATGCTGAGTAAGTGGTAAGTTTTTTTACTTTGTTTTTCATAATAATTATTTTATTTTAATAAAAATGCTAAACGCATATTTCTATAATTTTGTTTCATTTCTATAACCAATTTATCTAATTGTCTTATATCAAATAGTTTAGTTGGTTTGTCTTCGTAATAAAACTCTACAATTTCTAAATGATCGTGTTTTCTTACTTTTTTTATTAAAGGATTATATAGTTTAATAATCGCTTCAAGCTCGTTTTCCGGCAATCTTTGGTAAAGTTCATCGTTAAAATCCATTTCTAAAATCATTTTAATTAATTATTTTTTATATAGTATATATTATTTTCTAAAAGTCATTTTTTTCCAAATCATAAATCTTTTTAAGCACCTTCCACATACTTTCTATTGATGGATTTTTTACATTCTCTCTCAAACCCTGCAATAAATCCATTTCCTCATACCTTTCATATATATCAAATATATTATTTATATCTAAAAAATCAATTGCTCCTTTTTCTTTAATATAATCTACAAAAAGAACTAACTCTTTATGTAATTTTACTATATCACTACTCTTTTTACTATAATGAGGTTTTCTTTTACCATTAATAACTCTACCAGTCCTTACTTGACTTTGTTTTGTTTTCAAATTAGAGCAAGTTTTACAATAAGGTCTATGAGGTCTTTTCTCAGCACCACACTTACAAGTATGATCCTTAAAATCTTTACACTCTTGGCAATACCAGTATCCTTGAAGGATTTCTTTCTCTTTACATATCTTACATTTACTCATATCTTAATTTATTTTATATAATTCATAAAATCCAGTAGAGATTTTATTATCTATTATCAATTTAATCCAAAACCTATACTCCGACAACTCATAATAAATTAAATTATTATCATTATCATATAATTTATTCATCTAATAATTTCTTAATTTTGCTTTCTTTATATCTGATTCACAAACATAAACTTTTTGTTTTGGTTCAACATCTTCTAATAATTCTTTCAATCTTTTAATAGAAATACCTAATGTTTTTTCTATTTTTTCAATTTCAACTTGCTTTTGTAATCTACTTTTCAATTCTTTAATCCTACCATCTTGGTATTCATATCTAATCATATTGGTTAATACACTTGTATAGTAATCCCAATCTTCTTTTGATAAATCTAATTCTAATAAAGTTTTATCTATTCTAATAGATTCTACTCTATTAGATAAGTTAATTACTATTGAGCAATTATCTAATAATATTAAAAGGATTTCAGTTTGTGTTTTTGTTTTCATATTTTTTGTTTTTTTTTTTATTTTAATTCTTCAAAAGTTTTCATAAAAAGTTCTTTATCAAAGATATATTCGTCTTTATTAGTTTGAAGATTTAATATAAATCTTCTAATTAATTTAGTATGTTCTTCTAAATAATAGATTTCATATTCATTAAATTCTTCTTCTAATTTTTCTATTGTGCAACTATAACAAGCACATTCAATTATAGAAGTATCAGTTGTTGTAGTATATAACACATATTTTTTTCTTATTTTTGATTTTTGTTCTTCACTTATTAATAAAACACCTTTTTCCATTTTATTAACATAATTTATACGTCGTATCCTACCTTTATTAAGTAATCTCATAATTTTTTGTTTTTTTTTATTTTAATAATTCTTCTAATTTTTTATCTCTTTCATCATATAACTCTTTATATAACTCTTCTATTTTAACACATAAATTAACTTCATATTTACTATTAGAACACATCATAGTTTTATATTCCCAAAATTCTTTACGCATCATTATTAACCATTCATATTCTTCACCAGTATTGATAATAACATTTTTTATATTTTCTAATAAATAAATCTTTCTTTTTATAGTTATCATATAGATTCTATTATTTTTTCTAATTTAATATTTCTTCTTTCTGTATTAGCAACTTCCTTTTCATCAAAAGTAAAACTATTATAGTAGTATTCTTCTTCTCTATCTTTTAGATTATTACAAAAATATACATTATGTAGATTATCTAAAATCTCTAATTTTCTTTCCAAACTTATCATATAGATTCTATTATTTTTTCTAATCGTTCAGCCCTATCAATAGCCCTATCAACAGCACCACATACAAAATTATATGATTTTTGATCTGATTTTATTTTATCTATCAATTCAAGAAAAGCATTAATTATTCCTTCTTCCGAAAGATTGCGTATCCATACTTGCATAATAAACATTAGATCATTTACAATTTTATTAATCCCTATATGATCCTCATATATTTTGATTTCACAATCATACTTACTTTCAAAATCATTTATGACTTTTATTTTTGTTCTCATTTTAATAATTTTTTTATTAATGAAATTATTATTTCAAAACATATAATTAATCCTATATTTAAGATTAAAATGCTTGTTAAACTCATCGGTTGTGTTATATCTATCATACTAATTTATTATTTTTTCTATTTTTAATTCTCTAATCTTGCTTTTTAATTCCTGAATTAAATGATTTTCAGCAGGTAAAGTATTAAATACTTTCAATAAATAAACATCTTCTGTAAATAAAGAAATTTCTTTATTTAGATGCGTTTCATTCTCAATAAAATATAAGAACTTATCTAATAATTCTATTCTATTCATATTTGTTCCATTATTTTTTGTAGTTTCAATTCACGAATCTTACTTTTTAATTCAGCAAGTATATCATTATCATTTTTAAGATTATTAAAGGAATTATTCTTAAAATCGATATAAATAGGATCATTT